GCTGCGATCCCGGACACCTGGAGGGTGAATGAGTCGGCAGCGAGACGAAGGGCACGAACGTGCCCAATGCGGATGCCTCTGGGCATCAGGTCACCTGGAAGATGCCGTTAGTCGCGTCGAAGTCGACGGTGAAGGTCTCGCCGGCGTTAAGGGTGATCGACGAGCCGTAGTCCCACCAGGAGACCAGGGGGTCGGCCGGGGAGGTGGGGGTGTCGTCGTACAGCACCGCGTAGCGGAAGGGTCCGATCGTACCGCCGGAGGCGGTGAAGACCACATCGGTGCCGGAGACCTTGGAGGTGCCCCCCGACCGCGAGTGAGTGATCGTCGTCGCGGAGCCGCCGGCTGCGTAGCCGTTGCCCGCGGGAATCTCAGTTAGGTCTGCTTTGACGGAGTTTGTAGCTACGGGAGCCACGTTCGTGAGCATCACTTTGAACGTGTCAGCGTTCCAGTCCATCTGGGAGATGAGCTGGTTCTCGACGAAGGCGTTAAATTTGTTATAGGTGGCCATAATGGATCCTTAATTCCCGGGGGTTACTGGATGTACTCTTCACGAGTCTCGAGGATGTCTCCAGACTCGGGATCGTAGATGGGGACGCTGCGTTTGAGGCGTCCCACCTTCTGAACGAGTTGCGTGAGTTGCTCGATAATCTTGTTGTCGGTGGACTCGAGTTGCTTGATCTTGCTGTCGACGGCGGCTTGGGCTTCGGCAGCCTGTTGCTTCCGGCCCTCGAGCTGCATTTTCTGCTGGCCCTGCTGGGCGGAGATAGTGGAGTCTTCCTGGGCCTGGTCGGCGGAAGCGGCTGCCACGGCCGTATCAACCTGAAGATGGCGCTCGTCCATCGCGGCTTCGAGACCGGCGATGCGCTCCTTCGAGGCGATTTCCATTGCAGTGCGCTTAGTTTCCTCGGCCTGGGTGGCTTGGGCTACCTGGGCCTTGAGTTTCTCGTTGGGATCGGGCTCAGGTGGCGGCGGAGGCGCCGCGAGACGTTGCTTCACCTGTTCCGCAGCATCCTCGATCGAAGCTTCGAGCTCTCGGCCGGTGGAGAAGCCCCTGACGACGAACTTGAGCATCTCAAAGGCGACGGGGATCATCTCCGGCCCGATCGCAGCGACATTCTTCATCGCGTTGAGGAAGTTGGAGATGGACGACATGAACTTGTCACGCCTTTCCTGCTCGCCGAGTTCGTCCAATTCGATCATGGAGCCCTCGGCCACCTGGATACGGTAGCGGCGGGTCCGCTCGTCCTTGAGGAGCCGAATGGCGGCGTCCACCCGTTCGGGGTGCTGGGCGGATTCGAGGATCTGATCCGCGGAGGAAATGCGCTTTAGCGTCTCCGGCGTGTAGTGGAAGCACATGATGTCCGCTTTGATCGCGAGAATCATAGAAGCGAACTCGGCTACCTGCTGCTGCCGAGAGGAAAGGCGGAGATTGGCGAATTTGGCCTTGATCTGCTGGGCGCCGAGAGTCTCGGAGGCTACAGTGGCACCCCGGACGATGTCGGCCATGCCAGTGATCTCGTAGACCGTCTGTTTAACTGTCTCGCGGGCTTCATAGAGCCCCTGGAGCACCGCCACGACCTGCTCGATCGGGACGAAGTCCATGACGTTTTTGAGGCCCCCCTTTTCAGCGAAGGCTGCCCACTGGTTGACCGGGATCATCCGGTTCTCGACGCCGGACTGAAGGAGAGTCGCGAGGTCGGTTTGGGAAGCGTCGTAGACCCCGACGACTCGGAGGGCCTCCGTCAGCAGGCTAATCCGGGCTGTGATGACATCGAGCTCGCGGAGCTGGCCCTGATAGAGGACGAAGTCGGCGACCGGGATGAGGGAGTCGTTGGTCGTGGTGGCCCACATCGGGGGTGGGAAGGGGAAGAAGTTCTCCAGCCCGACGGGGTCATCGCGGAGGTCGAGGGGAAAGTCATACCCCGGGGACACCCAGATGATCTGGCCCGACTCCTTATCCCATATCTCCCAGACCAGGGCCCGCTTGAGGGAAGAATCGGTGTCGGGGGCCGCCTTCTCCCGAGATTCGGGGTCAGGCTGCGTCGCGTCGTAGTTGCAGGAGACTTTCTCGACGTCTCCGCCGAATTGGGCGCAGGACTCCTTGAACCGCTTCCGCAGGGCATCCTTGGCAAACATGACCCGCTTTGCGCCCCAGCGGACATCGGCCCAACCCCGAGCGGGGGAGAACAAGACATCCTTCCAGAAGACGTAATCGACCGGGGTCTTTTCGTCTTTGACGACATCGACCTCGCGCTGGATGACGCCCATGCCCGAAGAATCGGGCTCTTCCACCGTTTGCTTGGCGAAGGAGGGCTCATAGCGGACCCAGGCGACGGCTTGGCCGGGGAGGAGGCGATCGAGGACGCAGGATTGAAGGGCGCGGTGGAAATCGAGGCCAGAATCGACCTCGTATTGGAGGGCACGCTGAAGGATCTGGGCGGCTAGGCGCCCGATGGGGTCAGCGTCCCGGAAACGGCGGTAGACCTCGACCTTCGGGCGCCGGCTGTAGGTGGCCGGGGCGAGGGTCTGGACATTCGACCAGAAAAGGTTGAACTTGGCACCCCCGGTCGACTCGGACTGCTCGAGTTCGGCCCGATACCGGCGGGTGATCTTGTCCCCACGGTTGAAGAAGGCCTTGTAGTGCTCCTCAGCCTGCTTGATCGAGGCGAGCCAGTGGCGAGCGATCTCGTCCGGCCGTTTCTTGGCCGCTGGCGGGCTGTCCGGGGACTCGGTCATATGTAGGCGTCGAGCAGTCTCCGCGAACGGTCACTCGCTTCGAAGAGATCATTGAGGGTTGGGCCGGACTTTACCCGCACCGGGGGTAGTGAGTCAACAATCCAGGGGCGGGACATCACGCCATAGCGGACCATGTCGGCTGCGTGATCTTCGGCATCGGTGTCTACGTCGTCGGGCTTGTCTACGTCGGCGGGGACGGACTCGAGGGTCCGGATGGTATCGACGCAGGAGTCGAGGATGTAGATGAGCGGGGGAAGGAGGCCACCCGGCCCATCATTGGGTCCGAGATGCCCGACTAGGTGCTGGCGGACCTTGTCCCAGCCGGATAGGCGGGCATTGTCGGCCCGCCGAAGCATGACGCCGTTTACAGCGAAGGTCTCCATGAGGGACGGTCCGCCGTCCTTTTTGAACATCGAAGGATCTGCAGCGATGTAGGTGAGATTCTCCGTGCCGGTTCGGAGCTTGATGCCTTGAGCAACAGGAGCGGCATCGAGGCGCAGCCCTTCGTTGGGCTGGCCGTTGGAGCCGTACCACTCACGATATAGGATAAGAGCACCCCGAGGCAGACCCCAAGAACCATCAGAAACAGCCCACCAACCCATCGCAAAGGGGGCTGCGTAGCCCCAGTCGAAAGATCCAAATCGGAGAGCGTCTCGGGGAATGAGGGCTTCGAATTTCTGCGGAAGAACATGGCGTGTCCTTGAGAATTGGGTGAAGTAGGCCCCGACGGGGGACTCCCAGTCACCGAGGAGCCAAGCTCGGACGAGGGCTGCGGACCCGGATGTGGCGAGGTTGGCCACGTACTCCGGGTTGTTCTGCATGATCAGGGTGTTATCGGCCAGCCGGCTGGGGATGAACACTCGATCGCGGGTCATTGGGGCGAAGCCTTCGACCTCGATGGTGTCGGTCAGGATGGTGTAGCCCTTAGGGGCAGGCTTGATATAGCGGGCGTGGACCCAGGAGTGGCCGGGACCCCCTGGGTTGCCGGTGAGGCGCATGCCGACGGGAACGCCTTTGGCGGAACGGAGGGTGCCGAAGAGCTTCTTGATCGGGGCGAAGGAAGGGAAATTGGTAGCTTCCTCAATGTAGACGCGGGTGTAGGAGTGGCCCTGGTACTTGTCGGCGTCGGCGTCTTTGTCGAGGTAGCGGAATTTGAGCCGGGCGCCCCCCGGCATGACGAAGGAGGTTTTTTGGGTGTTGAACTTCGCCCCAAGGGGCTCGAAGAGGGTCCGGGCCCTCGCGACGACCTCGTCGAGCTGCTGCTGCTCCCGGCGGAAGAACACCCCGACGGCGTCTTGCTTCCAGGTATCGGAGTGCTCGAGCCAGTCGCCGAGGGAACCTTCGGTCTTCCCGCCGCCTCGGGCACCCCCGTAGAAGACTTCGAAGACCGGGCACTGGATGAGGGCCGTCTGTGGCCCTGGCATCGCAGACCAGTGGACGACTTGGCTCATCCTTGTGGAGTGGCGCGAGTGACCCACTCCTGGGTCGAGGCGATCTTTTGCGGGACCTGAAGAACCACGGCGACGTTGGTGGTGGAGCCGCCCGCGGAGCGGGCTCCATAGCCGAGGGCATCCGTGGCGAGCTTGGCCGACTTGATCAGGAAGTCGTCGGAGACCGGGAGAGGGGAGGTGAGCTTATTCAGCATCTTGTCCAGGGAGGCGGAGGCCACCGCCTGGATGCGTTCCTGGATGGAAGCGACGATAACGGGGTCGATTAGCTCGGCCTTGCGTTCGGATAGGCGGGCCTGGAAGGCATCCGACGACATGATCTGAGACACCCAGGTCGGGGTCCGATCGAAGATCACCGCGAGGTCGTTCTGCTTGATCGTGGGCTCGGCGATGATCAGATCGATCATAGCGTCGTGAGTGTACCGGGTCTTGACGATCCCGTTGGTGATTTCTCCAGTCTGTGGGTCGGTAAACATGGCGGGCTCCCCCGTGCGATGCCCCGGAGTATAGCAGGGACGGGGGGTGGAGTCAAATAGTGCCGGATAGGGGCCACGGTGAGCCTACCGCCACCCACCCCTGTCCCGGAACCCGGCCCCAGCCGGGTGCCCCCTAGGTGAGTAATGGCCGGGAATAATACCCCAATTTTGGCCGGGAATTTTTGGAGGGACTCCACGCCCGAACTCGATCCACGTCCGAACTAATACCGCTCCAGCCCATGGCCCTGGGACTCCCGCCGCCGCCTCACCGGGGGGGGGCGGTCGGGCCAGGGCCGATGTGACACAGTATGCAAGGCGTGTGCCAGGCCCTGCAGTGGCGGCGGCGCGACACAAAAGCCCGATGCCCGGCAATGGGGCTAGAAGGCCCGTGGCGCCATTCCGCCGCCCTGGTGTACCCTAGCCCCTTAACATAGTTATCCCAGGCGCCTACGACTATCCACTGCCCCTGTCATAGGTGCATCCACAGGTTATCCACATTGTGGATAACACACATCTGGTTACAATGTAGGGTTAGTCCCAGTTGACCGTCGGCGGTACGGGTGGGCCGACGGTGCCCGACCGTCCCCTACCGTAGTGCCATATAGGGGCCGGATTGACCCCACTGCCACCCAGGTCGATGTGCGAACCCGGCATCCCCGAACATACGCGATGTGTGGTGTGAATGATACAGTTACAATTTTTTTTTTAACCACACTCCCACCCCCGCGAATAGGGGATTCCGCTCCCGCGTTATTGGGGACAGTCGCGTATGGGGCACCCCGGCCGGGTGGGGTTCCGCCACCGACATGGGTGGCGGTAGCCTACATGCGGCGCCTATATGGGGCTATGTGGCCCCTACATAGGGGCATGTGGGCGGCACCCCTACCGCATCGCGCCCTGGTAGCAGTGAACAAATGCACAAGTCCCCGTTGACGCTAGGGGTTTTAACCGGCGATAATTCGTCCACCGCAATCCCCAATGACCTAGGAGCCCATCATGCAAACCGTTACGTTCACCGAACCGATCACACAAACCGAGATGACCCTGGCCGACTATCGGCGTGCTCACGATGCCGATGCTTGGAATTTCATGGATGCCGATGACAAGTCGGTGTTTGTTTACACATTCGGCGGGATCGTCGGGGGTGCGATCATTGGGGAACAAGCCGATTTCGCCACCCTAACCGAATTCGCCGCCGGTGCGAACGATATCGCGTATCAAATCTGGGATAGCCGCGATTATTGGTAAGTCGCCTGTTCCACGTGAAACAAAGGAGCCCATCATGCAAAACCCTATCGACCTGGATGCACTAGCCGAACGCTATAAAATGACGTGCGAGCGCGCATCAGCTCGTAGTCGCGAATTCGCATGCACAGTGCATGTGTATGCCATCGTAACCGATATCAACGGATTGCCCCTAGTCACTGGCTACGGCATTAGTGACTGGTACGATGGATCAACGGTGAGAACCTATGTGGATGGACGATCCACTAACTAGGGTTTCCCCGTCATGCCCTACGGGTTAGGGCATTGGGGGCAATCCGCCCGACAAGGAGATGAGCATGGCACGCGCTGACGCGACGATTCAATCGACCATCGACAACGGCACCCTCACGATTACAGTTGCGGGCTTCCCCCCGATTGTGATCGACCCCACGGATTACCCGACCGAGCTAGTAGCCTATGCTGCCCTTCACGGGTTCAAACAGCGCTACGTGGATGCGGCAGCCCTGGGCGCCGATGCCACCCCGGCGGAAAAGCATGCCGCCATCACGGCGTTGGTGGACCATCACGCCACCACGGGCGAATGGCGCCGCAATGGCCAAGGCGATGGCACGACAGGCGATGGCCTCCTCGTTCGGGCTATCATGGAATATCACGGGATGGACCGTGATGCGGCGCGCACGGCCGTGGCGGGCTTGGACAAGAAGACCCAAGCCGCACTCCGGGCATCGGCGGAACTGTCCCCGATCATCGAGCGCCTGCGCGTGGCCCGCACGCCGAAGGCATCGGTGGATGTCAGCGCGATCCTCGCAGGCATTGGCCGCTAGGCCCCCCGGCACCCCGGTTAGGGGTGCCTCCCTTAGCCTAGGGCTATCGTGGCCCTAGACTATAGGAGATGATTATGAAAAGCGGTAGTGTCTCATTCGGGTCGATAGTGCCAGAATTTTGTGTCAGGTTCGATTTTCGCGAGCTATCCGCACGCGATCAAACAACACTATTTAATGCCTTGGCAGAACATCTCGGCATTACGGATGCCACGCATGCACGCCCGGACGAATCCTATCAAGTGCTGTGGAAAGAGATGATGGGGCGTGTTTGGGGAGCCGACAAATGACAATCCAACTACACACTATCCGCCACGGTAAATCCAAGGCGGCACTACAGGCCGAATTGAACGCGATGCCCGATCGCGTCCGGTTTTGGAACCCTAGCCCCTTCAGCGACAACCGTAGCGGGTTTTTCAGTGGTTCCGAGATGAAGCCAGGTGAATCCTTCGCATGCGTCTTGGACCCGGACACGCGGCGCCGATTTGCTATCGTGGCGCGAACGGCCAGCGGCTTCCGCGTCACCTAGTCGGGCATGCGCGTAGGGGCATGGGGGCATCCGCCCCCTATAGTCGTTTCCCGGCCGTTTCCCGCCCCGTGGCGCCGTCCGACACCGGGCACCCTATGCAGGGGCGCCCACGGGTTCCGAACCGGGAAACGGGCCGTTTCCCCATGCGGCGCCATAGGGGCTAGAGCCCCCCTATTGCACCCTGCGAACCCGCCCGGTTATAATGACCACGTTATCCCCGTGAACCAATAGGAGCCACCTATGACCATCGATCACGATGCACACATGCACCTTGACCCATCGAACCGGCCCCGGTGGATGGAGCCATCCCCCTACACCCGCAGGCGCACGGACCCGAAGCCCCCATTGTGGCTCCGCATCGCCCGGTGGGTTTGGGGGTGGCTCTGATGCCCCGCATCCGCCCCCTCGAGACCTACCCCTATCGGCAATTCCTGGCGGTATTCACAAAGGTAGCCGAAACCCGGCAGCCCTTCCTAATCGCGTGCACCCGGCCGCAGGCCGCATCCCTCCGAGGCGAACTCTACGCCTTCCGTCGGGCCTGCGAGAACCAAGCCCAATCGGCCCAGGTTATGGGCATTGACGTGGCGCAGCTGCGCGACGTGGCCTTCCGCATCGTAGCCGAAGGGCTGGAGGCGTGCCATCAATCCAGCCTGCAAGGGCCGGCGTTGATCGAGGCGGCGCTCGGAGGCACCCCGCTCGCACCGAAGACAGCGGCCCAGCTAGCGCTGGAACGGCTCCAAGGTATGGGCCTACAACCAGGGGCACCCGATGAGCGGGAATAGGCCATTCGCCCAGGTATCGGCCTATCCGGCCGGCTTCCTCGCGGCCATCCAGAATGGTGGAGGGGTGTTCTATGCCGCTGACCTGCCATGGACACCGACCACTTCGGCGAAGCGGTTCCGCCAACTCCTTGCCTTGCTACGCAAGCAACCAGGGCACCCGGCCTGTGCAAACGCAGGCCATCGCTGGCGGGTTGAGGTTACGGCCAAGGCCCTCGTCACGTCAATGAACCAGCGCGGGGTGCCTGCAGCCTACCCGCATGGGCTTTTGATCGAGGCTGCGCTGGAAGGACAAACATGAGCACGGACAAGGTGCGCGAGGCGCTGGCGAAGATCCGCGAATACATCGAGGGCAACTCGGTCTACGGCCGTCCGCACATTCTGGAGGATTTTCTGCCCATCGTGGAAGAGGCCGCAGCCCGCGAAGCGTTATCTGCGCAGCCTGCAGAGCCGGTGGCGTGGCGCTATCACTCACCCAGCACTTGGCGCCTTGCCAGCAAGCCAGCGCTGCAGGCTTACACCGACATTTTGCCGGGCTTTGAGCAGGAGCCGCTGTTTGCCACGCAGCCTGCGCCGAGCGTGCCAGATCTGCCGGACCCAAATCAGCTTGAATCTTGGCGCACTGCCGCAGACGAGCTGTTGCGCAATCCGCAGCACATGCCAACTATCCGGTCAGCAGCGTTTCAACTTCAGAACGCTTACCTGTTTGCCCGCAAGCTCGCAGCCCTCGCATCCCAGGCCGAGAAACACGCTGCCGAGCTAGCCAAGCTGCGGCAGGGTGAGCCGGTGGCCGGGTGGCGACTACTGAAGGACACCACCTACGCAGAGCGCTCTTGGCCTGAAGATGCGAGCCACGAAAACGGCTGCTATTCAAACACATGCTGCCACTGCGGGCGCGCGTTCACGGGCCACAAGCGCAGACCGTCTTGCAAGGCGTGTAGCGCCGCCTCCACTCCACCAGTCCAGCCCCTGCGTGAGGCGCTGCAGCCGCTGAGCGATGCAGACTTCCTGCGGTGCGCTGATGAGAATTTCCCTGACTGGCGGGTTGACATTCAGGAACGCTTTGTAACCGAATTAGGCCACGCAATCGAACGCCTCATCACCGAGCGCATGAGCGCAGCAAAGGAGACGAAGTGAAAACCGTAACCGTAGACGCTTCAGCATTGCGCGAGGTGCTTTTGGCTCTTGTCGGTCCACCGCACCTCGTTCGAGAACTGCAGGCCACAAGAGACAAGCCGCCGCTCTTTGAGGGCAACCCGATCGACACGTTGCTGAGTGATTTCAACATGGCTGTCGAGAGCGCAGCGAAGGAGACTGGATCGTGAGCAACATCAGCGCCCAATGGGCAGACGGAATGGAATTGCGCGTCAAGGAGCAGGCCGCCCAGATAGCGGCGCTCAAAACTGTGATGGTCGCCGCAGCCGAGGAAATCGCCGCGCATTGGAACGCTCACTGCGACGCTGAAGGCTATGGCCCGCAGAACCTGCTGCGCCGGCTGGAGGAAGGCATCCCAAGCGAGTACGGCTACACGGCCGGCGCTTTCGCGGCGCTTACTGCTGAGCTGGAGCTTCGGCGTAAATCAGGCAGTGCTTCTGACAGGTTGCACAACATTTGCGAAGGCATCGCGCGTGATGCCGATGGCAGCGAATGGTCACGCGAAGAGTGGGAACGGCTAGATGCGGAAATGGCCGAACTTAAAGCCGCAAATAAGACGCTCACTGCTGAGCGGGATGCGCTGTACAAGGCGCTTAAAGACGCAACCATCCGCATGGACAGAGCGCGCGACATTTTGACTGATGGAAAGCCAACGCCCCAGTGCAACTGGGGCGTTCTCGACACGTATCCGCAGCATAAAGCACTCGCAGCCCGCATCCAGGCACACAAGCCAGCCATCGAGGGACAGACACCGGACATGCCGTCGGCCGATTGACGGTCAATTAGGGTTTTCCCTACCCCACGCATCCACCATCAGAGCTACAATGGCCACGCCAATCGACGAATCCCCGTCAACCCCCCTCCCAAGGAGCACACAATGGCAAAGACCCCTGTTGAGATCAAGACCGTCACAATGGATGACGGCCGTACCGTCGAGTTCAGCGGCAAGAAGCGCCTGGACAAGAGCATCATCATCGAAGGCGACACCGTCAAGGTCCGCCTCGACTTCGTGAATGGCGAAACCCGCACCTTCACCGTGCCCCCGAGCCTCCTGCTCCAATGCGCAGGCCACGGCGCCAGCCAGAAGCTGGGCGACGAGATCTCCGATGTCACTGACATTGAGGACGCGATCGAGGCGATCGACCAGCTGATGGCCCGCCTGGAACAGGGCGAGTGGCGCGTGGCCCGCGAAGGCGGCACCTCGATGGCCGGCGCCTCGATTCTGGCGAAGGCCTTGGTGGAAGTCACCGGCCAGCCGATCGCCGTGGTGCGCCAGTACCTCACCGGCCTGGACAACAAGACCAAGGCGGCCCTCCGCGCCTCGGCCGAAGTCGGCCCGACGGTGCAACGGCTGGAAGCCGAGAAGGCAGCCCGTGCCGCCGAGCGTGGCAAGTCGGCCCCGACCGTGGACACCGCCTCCGTGCTGGCTGGCCTGAAGGGCGTTGCCGTTCCGGCCTGAACCGAGTTCATCCCCTGGCCCTTCGCAGAGCCTTCAATCCCGCCCAGGTGGCGGGATTTTTTTCGCCCGAATGGGGCGGGTTAGGGTTTCCCCTATGTTTTTGCCGGGAATAACGGGTATATAATGGCCGGGTGAAACGACGTAGTGCACCCAATCGGGCGCCCGGACGATTCGCCTAGGAGTCAATTATGCCACGCAAACCCCCCGAGACGTTAAATCGGCTTGACCGGAAGATGCACCGTCAGCTGGAAGACTACGTTCTGGCGAACTATGTAAAAGAGGCGACGACCGATGTCGCCTTTGCCAAGATGGCTGAGGAGGCCCTCGGCTTCCCAGTGACAAACCATAACGTCGCGGGAGCCCGCGAGATGTTCGACATCCCCTCGACGCGCTTCGCCGTCCGCGAAGAAGGCGACATCCCCTCCATCCTTCGCCGCCTTAACGCCCTTGAACAGCGAGTTCAAGTCTACATCGACGGCTGCTGCAAAGATCCGAGGAGCCCCAAATGAGCAAGGGCAAATGGAACGGCGGCCCCCCGCCAGCTGTGGGCTGGTGGCCAGCCTCCCGTAATCGAGTCTACGGCCCCTATCGCTGGTGGGACGGGAAAATTTGGTCCCTCCCGGCGTGGCGCGGGGATTCCCTTGAGACCGTCGCGCAGTATGCCGCTACCCCTTCGGAGAACCAAAAAGGAATCTGGTGGCGCTACTGGTCCAAGGGGAGGGCGATGCCATGACCCTCTCCCTCACCGACCTCATTGCCAAGTCCAAGCTTGCCGTCGAGCTAACCGAGGCAGCGAAGAAAGCCAAGGCCTCGGCCAAAAAGGCCAAGTCCCCGCAGGCGGCAGCCGAGGCCCTCGAGCAGGCGCAGGAAATCCAAGCCCGCATTGACTGGCGCTCGCAGACCCTGGTCTTCCGCCTCATCAGGTGGGAATGCGCCTGCGGACACAGCGGCACCCGGCCGGATGGCCTATTCATCTTCCAGGAGCACGCTCGGATGGCCAACTCCTACCGCTTCATCCGGCCAGTCGAAGGCGGCTCGATCGACCTCCCCCGTCGGGTGCAGACTCTGACCGAGATCGTCAGCCTCTGCATTGCCTGTTCTTCTGACTCGGAGTTCCGCCTTCCCTTCGTCGAGCCACCTCGCCGGCTGCCCCCATCTCCAGCTCGGGAGGGCCTCGGCCCCTACGTTCAGGAGTTCCGCCACCTCACAACCCCTATCCTTGAGGAGAACGACGATGGAGAGTGATTTTTGGATCGCCCTCGGCATCTGGATGCTGTGCCTCTGCTGGCTCGTCGGCGCGATTGAAAACGCCGAGGACTACCCTTACGATGATGATACTTTCTAGGAGCCCGATCATGCCCCAATTCCCGGTTGCCCTCACATCTGAGATGCTACGTAAGGTGCAACTCCACCTCCGCTCAAATGCGAACACCCTTAGTGATGAGGAAGCCAACTACTACGTCCACATCTGCAATTGTCTGCGTCGCAGTCTACACGAGTCCGACGTAGCCGGCTTCTTTTCCGACTGGCTCTACGCAGTCGGCTGGACCAATGAACTCGGCAACAGCCTTTACTTCGATGTTTACGACCCAGAAACCGACAACATTCGCTGGCTCAACGGTGAAGAAGAACAAGGCGCTCGCTTCATGCTCCTCGAACTTCTGGCCCTCGCGGTCGAGGACGGTGCGCTGTGAACTTCTACTTCGCTGAAACCCCCACCCTTCGCCTCAAGGTCAGCTGCACCGTGTTGCGTGGGCGCCCCGGCTGCATGTATCTATCCAATGGCGACCCAGGCTACCCACCCGAGCCCGACGAACTCCAGATGGAGTCCATCCTCGTCGAGAAGTTCTTCGGCGGCCAGTGGTGCGACACCGGCATTGATCTCCTCGGCTGGCTGTGGGAAGACGAGGACGAGACCCCCTTGACCAAGCTCGCGGAGGAAGCCTACAACATGTGGGACGAGTACGAAGATCGCATGCGGTGCGAAGCCTACGAACGCAGCTTCCCGGAGGATGTATGAAGTGGCTCTCCCGCTTGTTCAAGTCCCCTCACCGGCGCATTCGGCTCCGCCGTGCCCTCTGTGACACCTTGCAGTATTCCATCGAGCTGACTCACCAGATCGAGACCCTCCAGATTGAGGCCGAGGAGATCAAGCACCAAATTACCAACCTGCAGCAGGCCATCCGAGATGCCGACCTCGCATGGGCTACGCAGGGGGTTGACACGGGGGTTTCGGCCGGGTAGAATCCGCCCATTACCCCCACCAATCACCGCCCATGTCCCGCCCTCCCAAAGCCGAAGCCCGCCGCCGAGTGGATGTTTACCTCCCCGAGTCGGTGCATGCAGCCCTCACCATGCTGCTATTCTCCAGCGCCGAAGGCCGGGTGCCGCACGGCGCGTGGTCGGCGTTTTTCGAGACCCTCGCCCGACAGGCCCTCGACCGGGTGGCCACCGCTCAAGCAACCAAGGAACCAGTATGACCCCCGAAGATACCGCACGCATCCAGGCCACCCGCGCCAAAGTCCTCGCCGACCCGGCCTGGTCCAACACCCCCGAGGGCCGAGCCGAACTCACCCAGGCCATCGCCATCCTTCGCTCCGACCGAGTGTCTGCGTCCATCGGTTCCAGTGCCTCCCGCACTGCGAGAGCCGAGGCCGCGAAGCCCGTGGACACCGGCGCGGTGCTTGCCAACCTCAAGGCACTCGGCGCCGGGCTGGCCTCGGGCGTGGTGAAGGGGGCCTGAGCCTTTCCCTTCAGGGGCTCCCGGCCCCTAAGGAAAGGGTTCACGAGAGAACCCTCCGCGTGCCGGCGCTACCCGGCCGAACCTCCTACTTGGAGTTATCATGCAAGCAACGCTCAAAATGTGGGCCTCTGGCGCTCACGGCCTCAGGAACTTCCTCACGGCGGAAACGGCCGAAGAAGCTTTCACATACGTCAGCCTTACGAGGCTTGACACAAAAATGGAAGAGTTCGGCTATATCGCCTTAGGCGAGGTCAACGTGATGATGGAAAAGCCGCTCAATCGCGCCGACCTCATCGCCAAAGGCATTATAGCAATCGACGCCGCTCTGGGCAAAGCTCACACCGACGCCAACGCATTGAAGCAGACCCTCCTCGCCATCGGCTACGAGGAGAAGTAGCATGCACGTTGTCCAAGACATCGACGGCGTGATCGTCGCTCGCGGCCAGGCCACACCCGACGGAGTCACCCTCCAACTCTGTGCCCCGTCGGGGTTCACCGAGCCGGGCAAGTCCTTCTATCCAGCCGAATCCCTCACCGTCAACACCCTCGACGGGGTGAAAAACCTCCGGGCCTTGTGCGATGATCTCCTGGCTGCCCACGCAGACCACATCGTCCCATGAGGCCGCCCTTCCCTGACGTGGTGGACTCCACGATCCTCTCCACCGCCAAGTCCTGCCTCCACAAGGCCTACCGCCAGTACATCGAACACTGGAAGCCGGGCGAGGCTTCTGTCCACCTCATCGCAGGCGGGGCCTTCGCGGCGGGCCTCGAAACCGCCCGGAGAGCCTTCTATGTCGAGAAACAGTCGGCCGAAGAGGCACTCGCGCAGGGCCTCGCCAGCCTGTGGGCACACTACGGCGATTTCGAGCCGCCTGAGGACTCACCAAAGGGGCCTCTCCGGATGGCGGGGGCGCTCGAGTTCTATTTCTCCCAGTACCCGCTTGGAGCTGATGGGGCCACGCCCCACGTCTTCGGAGCCCGTCATGGAATCGAGTTCTCCTTTGCCGAGCCTCTGTCCGTCCGACACCCAGTCACCGGTGACCCGATCATCTACGCCGGGCGAGCGGATATGGTCGCCGATGCCTTCGGGGGCCTCTTCCTCTACGACGAAAAGACCGCATCTCAGCTTGGCCCCTCCTGGCTCCGCCAGTGGGAGCATCGGTCCCAGTTTACCGGCTATTGCTGGGGACTCCGCGGCCACGGTTTCCAGCCGACAGGTGTTGTTGTCAGGGGAGTTTCGATTCTCAAGGGAGGCTACGGCACCGCGCAAGCGGTTACCTACCGCTCCGCCTGGGAAGTCGATCGCTGGCTCTTCGAAACCGAAGTCACCGTTCGTCGGATGATCCAGGCCTGGGAAGCCGGCTACTGGAACTTCAACCTCGACCATGCCTGCGCGGAGTACGGCGGGTGTGCCTTCCAGCGGGTGTGCAAGTCCCCCGAGCCGGAGAAGTGGCTCCCCCTGTACTTCCATAAGCGGCGCTGGGACCCCCTCGCGCGTGTCGAAATTAAGGAGATTGCAAATGTCTGACTACGGAGACGAGAGCCCACTCGACAACCATCGTTACTGCCTCACGATCATCGGATTTCTTTTGGACAAAATCGGCAAGCCGGTCAAGATCACCCAGGCGGAGATTGACGAGTTCGCGGATAAGGAACTCTGCGTCATCTCTTCCTGCGACGGTCCGGGCAAGCCACTCGTTCTCCGCGTAGACAAGTGGGCTAACCAGCAGAACTAACGTGGCCCACTACTTCCTCGGCAACAGGCTCCTCGGTGCCTCCGCCCACCGGCCCTGGTACTCCGACACCCAGCTCGAGTACTGCAACACCGTGTTCGTCTGTCCAATCTGCGGCGACGCCTGGGGCCGGATTGTCCTCAGCCCATCCGCCGAGTGGGCACCCATCCGATCCGGCTGCGCCCTCCATCCCTGGCCCTACGATGTAGGCGGTTCTTTCCTCCACCCGTGGCTCCGACGGCTCGAGGGCCTACCCCCCGAGCTCCTAGTCCACGAATTCAACCTCCGTTATGAAAGGCTACCCCATGCCAACGTCAATTGAAACAGCCTATGCCGACTTCGTGAAGCTCCGCTTCAAGGCCGAGACCCCCGACACCCTGCACGTCGGCGCTCTTCTTCACGCAGCTGTCGGCATCGCCGGGGAGGCCGGCGAACTCCTCGACGCGGTGAAGAAGACCTGGGTGTACGAGAGGCCACTCGACATCGCCAACTTGGTCGAAGAACTCGGCGACCTCGAGTTCTATATGCAAGCGATGCGGGCCGAGCTAGGCATCACCCGTGAGCAAGTGCTCGAGGCCAACGTGCAGAAGCTGCTCAAGCGCTATCCGACCGGCTACACCAACGAGGCTGCCATCGCACGGGCAGACAAAGTATGACCTTCTCACCTGCCACTTCCGCCCTCCCCGGCCCTAACGTCCTCCTCATGGGGCCAGCCGGCACCGGCAAAACCTACTCCATCGCCACCCTTGTCGAGTCCGGCATCGAGGTGTTCTACCTCTCCATCGAACAGGGCATCGAGTCCCTCCTCGGCTACTGGACGGACGCAGGCAAACCGATCCCGGACAACCTCCACTGGCACAAGATCGACCCGCCGAAGGCCTCGTTCAAAGAACTCGCCGAGACGGCCCTCAAAGTCAACACGCAGAGCTATGAAACCCTTGGCAAAGCCGTCGATCTCAACCGACATACTCACAATCTCTTCATCAAGGTCAACGAATCATTTTTTGATTTCCCAGACGATCGTACTGGCACCAAATTCGGCTCCGTCGATACTTGGGGACCAGATCGCGCAGTTGTCGTTGATGGCCTCACAGGCTTGTCTCGTGCAGCTATGTCCCTCACAGTCGGGGGTAAGCCCATACGAAATCCAGGAGATTACGGTATCGCTCAAGGCCAGCTTGAGGGGTTCCTCCGACTCATCTGCGACCACTGCCGCTGCTGGTTCGTCCTCCTCGCCCACGTAGAGAAGGAGATCGACCCCGTAGCCGGTGGCATGAAGATCACCGTCGCCACGATCGGGAAGGCCCTCCCACCACTCATCCCTCCTATGTTCTCCGACGTAATCCTCGCTTCGCGCGAGGGGAACAAGTGGGCCTGGAACACCGCCGCTGCCAACGTAGACACGAAGGCCCGCAACGTCCCCTGGCAGGACGGCATGGCGCCGGACTTCCGGCCACTGTACGACAAATGGGCATCGCGGGCAGCCGCGATGTCTGCATCCAAATAACGGCCCGGCCAGCCGCTATCTTTGAAACCGGCCATCCCTCAACTACCACTCTACCATCATGTCAGTCTTCGATCCCAACACCTTCGCTCAGATGACCTTCACGGAGGCCAACTCCACCGAAGCCAGTCCCGTCCCCGTCGGCGAATGGCCCGGCACCATCTCCAAGTGCGAAATCACCGCTTGGCAGTCCAAGAACGACTCGTCCAAGGCCGGCCTCAAGTACACCTTGCTCGTCGAAATCGAGGACCCGGCCGTGGCCGGAGTCACCGGGCGCCCGAAGTCCGTCGTCCGCGTCGAGCGCATGCTCGATCTGACCCCCGAGGGCGGCCTCGACTTCGGCAAGGGCATGAATGTCAACCTGGGCCGCGACCGGGCCGCGGTGGGCCTGAACAACCCCGGCCAGCCGTTCGCCTTCGACATGTTCGTCGGGCGCCCCTGCAAGGTGGCCGTCAAGCACGAGGAGTACCAGGGCCGGCTGCTGGCCCGCGGCAACGGAATTGCGGCACTGTAGATAGGGCCGGGCATAATGGCCGGATAATCCCCGGCCGCTATATCCCGTTTCCGAACCCGCAGGCTATCCTCCTATCAACCAACGGCCCGCGCGTCACGGCGGGCCGTTTCTCGCGGTTTCCCCGCCACTACCATGCGCCCCAAATCCGCCGCCGAAATTATCGTTCCCCCCGGCCGTCAGCGCCAAGCCTTCGACGGTCCAGCCCTGCTGGAACTAGCCCAGTCGATCAAGACACACGGGCTGTTCCACGCAATCCAGCTACGCCAGGACGGTCAGACCCTCGTCTCGGGCGAGCGCCGCCTCCGGGCCATCCGAGAGCACTTGCTCCCCTTCGGGCACCGGATCATGTATAACGGGGAGAATCTCCCCATCGGCTTCATCCCCACGGTCGAAGTTTCCTCCGACGACGCGCTCGCGCTCGAGGAAATTGAACTCCACGAGAACCTGATCCGCAAAGACCTGACATGGCAGGAACATGCTGAAGCCACAGCCCGGCTGCATAACCTGCGGCAAGCACAGAAGGTCGCCGTAGGCGGGGTGCCGGTTCCGCAGACCTTCGCCGACACCGCCCGGGAGATTGTCGGCCCCGACGCCAACGCCAACGACCAGTCCACAGTCCGGACTGAAGTCCTCGTCGCTGCCCATATGGACAAGCCCGAGGTGGCCAAGGCCCCGGACCTGAAGTCTGCCTTCAAAGCCCTCAAGCGGATCGAGGAGGCCCAGCGGAACCGGGACCTCGCGATTGCCGTCGGGGAGACCTTCTCAGTTGGGGATCACAAGATCTTCAATGCCAACTGCCTCACTTGGATGCTGGACCCTCAGTGGCATGAGAAGTTCGATGTCATTCTGACTGATCCCCCCTATGGCATGAACGCCCAGGACTTTGGAGACGGGGCCGGTCGACTCGAAGGCATCGACCATTCCTACGACGATTCCTATGAGGCCTGGAAATCCCTCATGGCCCAGTGGTCTGTTCTCGCTTTCACCGTCGCAAAGCCGCAAGCACACGCCTATGTCTGGTGCGACATCGACAACTTCCACGAGCTACGCGAGATGATGCGCAAGGCCGGCTGGTACGTCTTCCGCACCCCCCTCACGAACTACAAGCAAAACAGTGGCCGGGTGCCCCTCCCAGACGAAGGCCCCCGTCGGCAATCCGAGTGGTGCCTCTACGCAATCAAAGGGCATAAGCGGGTCAACTACATCGCCTCGGACGTGATCGTCACGGGCGCCGACGAACAGCTCTCCCACGGCGCCCAGAAGCCCGTCGCCCTCTACGACGATCTCCTCCGCCGTTCTGTTAAACCGGGCGACTGGGTACTCGACACCTTCGCGGGCACGGGTACAATCCTCGCGGCGGCCCATCCCCTCAAGTGTGTGGCAGTGGCGGTCGAACAGAATCCGACCTACTACGGGATCTGCCTACAGCGGCTGGATGGCCTCGAGAAGCAAGGGAAGCTGATATGAGCTATCATCGACACTGGTACGCTGTCGAAAATTATCGTTTTCCGGGCTGGGAACTGGGAAACCTCACAACCTGTCTCTACAGAGCAAAGACAATCCATTGGAAATTCCTTAAATGGCGAGGTTTCTTTGAAATTCCTTTCACAAGGAAAGCGCGATGACCCCCCCCAATCCGTTCGACGCCCGGCTCGTCTTCATGGACGGCCCTCTCGCCCTCTACGTCCACGAAGCCTCGTCTCAGGAGCTCCTCGATGCCTACGCCCGTATCGGCCGTTACCTCACCATCGCCGGCCAGCAGCTCGACGCTGAAGCTGTCCGTAAAGCCAACCGGGCCGTGCCCGAGCCCCCTGATGATAGTGTCGGAGGCTCCGGGACCGAAGGAAGTGGAGGCTGGAGCTCCCATAGCATCGACGGCCGCGTGGCTCCTGTCCGAATGTATGAAAGAGGCGGGGCTTCACCTGAGCGCATTTACATCGACAGTCGGGAGGGAATTGCCCCCAGGGGCGGACCCAGGCAACTGGATCGCCAGTACGATCAAAGCTCGAACCCCCGCCCACCGACTGATTAACGGCAAGTACGTCCTCCCACCCCTAGCCGCTGGCCGGGACCTCCTTCTCCAGGAGGTCGATCTATGCAAGCCCACAGTCGTGGTCGCAATGGGCAACATTGCCCTCTGGGCCCTCACCGGCAAATGGGGAGTCCGAAAGTGGCGATCCTCTATCCTCCAAGGCGAAGTCAATGGGCACCGATTTAAAGTTATCCCAGTCGAAACCCCAACCTCGGTACTCCGAGAGTGGCCCCGCCGCGGTCTACTCGTCCACGATCTGCGACGGGCAAAAGTGGAACTTGGCCGAGGGCCAGAGGTTTCAATCCCTAAATATCAATTCATTATCCGCCCCAATTTCCAACAAGCTTCGGCGTGCCTCCGTGAACTCCTCGCCCGGCTGGATAATTCCTCCAGCCTTATCCCCCTTGCGGCTGACATCGAAACGCGAGCAGGCCATACTGCTTGCTTGGGTATCGCTTGGTCGCGGCTGGAGGCAATATGTGTGCCTTGGATGTGTGTGGAACGTGCGGAAGGTTATTGGAACGTCGAGGAAGAACTGGAGCTTGTTCTCTTCACTAATCAGATCCTAACGCATCCAAAGGCCTCGGTGACCTGGCAGAACGGCGCATATGACCACCAGTACGAGCACCGATGGCATTTCATCCAGCCTAATCTTGGTTGGGACACAATGCTGGCCCACCACAGCATGTTTTCCATTAGCCCGAAAGGTCTCGATCACCTATCGTCCCTGTATTGTGACTATCATGCCTACTGGAAAGATGATGGTAAGCTATGGGACCCCTCAATCCCGGAAGAAGATTTTTGGACCTACAACTGCGAGGATTGTGTTAGAACCTTCGAGATTCGAGAGGCTGAAGAAGCAGCCATCCAGCACCTATCTCTCGACTGGCCAAAGCTTCCCTCCGTCGTCGCCTTTCAACACGCCCTCCAGCCCGCCGTCGTACGCATGATGCTCCGGGGCGTCCGCTCCGACGACCGCACCCGATCCGAGATGGGCAGAGCTCTGCTCGCCGCTTCCCAGCGCCTCCAAGGGGAGCTAACCCAGCTCTGCGGAGCCGAGCTCAACATCAACTCCCCGAAGCAGATGCAGGAGTTCTTCTACGAAACGCTCCGGCAGACGCCGGTGAAGAAGCGGCGCCCCGACGGCACCTGGGGGCCGACCTGCGACGATGACGCCCTCCAAACGATCGCCCTGCGGGAGCCCGTTCTCCGCCCCGTCGTCGCCCGTATTCAGGCCCTCCGCTCGGGCGGGAAATTCCTATCTACCTACGTCCAGATGCCACGGGACACGGATGGCCGGATGCGTTGCTCCTACAACGTGGCCGGGACAGTCACCTATCGCTTCAGCTCGTCCGAGAATGCTTTTGGCTCCGGGGGAAACCTTCAGAACATCCCAGTCGGCGACAAGGACGAAGACGCCCTGATCCTCCTTCCCAATATCCGAAAGCTTTTCCTCTTCGATGAAGGCTACACCGGATTCGATCTCGACGGCGACTCCGCTGACCTCCGCATTGTAACTGGCGAGTCGGGGTG